TTGTAAAAATAGCATGTTCTCTTCAATTGCTCCTTGTGTATCTAAGTTCTTTAAGATAGCATCAAATTCGTCTAATCCAGCAGCAGCAGTAAATCCTACTTCTACGTTTCCACGAGTTTGGATAGCAGCAAATAAACCTTGTGATCCAGGATTTGTTGCATTAGTTCCTAATTGGCTGTACTCAGCTTCTACCATACTCATTTCTAAATAGTCTTCAAAACGTAATCTTGTTTCAGATTCAGCTTTTAAATACCATAAGTATCCAGATGTTCCGTCTTCAGTAGCAACTTCTACCCATCCAATTTGTGACATATCAGAACCAGAAATTGTATACTGATTTCTTAATATAATAGGAGAGTTAGAATATTGTGTGAAAGATGGAGTAACTGATACTCTAGCTCCTGTAGCAATGTTAGATCCTTTAGCATAGTCAGAACCGTATACAAATACCTTGATACCTGTTCCTAAAGCTACTGCGCCAGCCACTAAATTACCAACAAGACCTGCATTGTCATAAGACTGTACAGTAAAAGTACCTCCAGCACCAGGTGTAGAAGCGGTTACGATAGCTTTAGACTCAGCTCCGTTTGCAGGATTTAAAAATACTACAGTATCGTTTACAGATATAACATTTGTATCAGCAGCAGCTACAGCAATAACGTTTGTAGTTGCACCACCAGCTACAACATTTATCGCAACAGAAACTCCGTTGTAAGAAATATGTAATCTATTTTGTTCAGACCAAATTACTTGATCAGACGTCATTGGCATTTCAGCGCCAACCATTTTTAAGAATCCAGATAACGTTCTGTTTCCATAACGCTCTACTTCTTGTTCATAAATTTCAGGTAAATACTGTTGAGCAAAGTTGTTTGCGCCAGCACCAGCTCCGTTAAATTGGAGGTAGTTACTCTGTAAAGGTTGTTGTAATTGACTCGGTTGAATTGAACCGAATTGTGGAGTTAAACTCATAATAATTGTTTTTTAGTTAAATTTATTCTTTTTAATACTTAGTTTTGAAGAACTAGAATTGCCATTAACTGCTTTAACCTTCCAGCCATTTACAAACTCTGAGCCAGTGGATGTTTTCCTTGGTTCTGTTGTAATGTTTTTAGATTTAGCTACAACCTCTTTAACTTGATCGGCTTTACCCTGTTCGTAAAAGTGTTGAGCTATTGTGTCAGCGTTTCTAGCAGCATACAAAGCTTTGTGGTAACCTTTTGCATCAGCTATTTCTCCTTCTTTGTTTAGGAACTTCCCAATAAAGTTAGTAATATCTGATTGTTGCTCAGCCACCGCTGAAGGATTTTTAACACCGTATCTAAATTTCTTTTCTCCTACGTTGAAATCAAAACCTTTGAAATCGTCATTGAAAAGTTTGTTAGTGGCATCTTTAAAATTCTCCTGTTTGACAGTGTTTACTTTCTGCTCTTCGTTATATCGGCTAAAAAAGTCAGTTGCTTTCTGTTGGTCTTGAGTTACGCCTGGTCTCAACTTGATCTCATCGTAGTATTTACTCTTAGTTTCCTCTAGAAAGTTTCTAGCTTTATTAACTTCTTCTTTAAACGCAATTTTTTTCTTACGTATATCTCTTTCCTCGTCTAAATCTTCATCATATTCATAATCTTCTAAGATTATATCCATGTCTTGAGCATCTAAATAAGGTTTTGTTTTTTTATAATACTCTCTTAATAATTGAGTTTCATCAACTGTAGAATAGTCAGCGTTTAATCTAACGTAATCCTCAACTGTTCCCCCAGTATCTTCCATGAAGTTTACTAGTTTCTCAACATTTTCTGGTAGTTTTCTACCTAAGATCTTTTCATCTCTTACGGCCTCTTGAGCTTCTTTAGTTACTTGCTTTATTTCCTCGTCAGTTACTTCTTGTAAAGGTGTGAGCTTGGTAATAACATCTTCAGCGGACCCTTCGTCTCCTTGTCCCACTTCTTGCAATCCCATTTCGGGTTGTTCTGTGCGTAACACAGGTTTCTCTGCTTCTTGCTCTTGAATGGCATTTTCTTCAGGTTTTAATGCGTCGTTAGGAATTACTACTTTAGTAACTTCTTCTTTGTTTTCTAACACAGGTTCTTTAATACTAACCTTTGTTACAGCCGGAGCTTCTTGATTTAACTGTTTAGGTTTAGTGCTTTTTCCTTTTAAAGAAAACTCACCTTCCTGTTTAGTTGCTTCTTCCATGATATAATATAATTAAATAGTTAATTTTGATAGTACTAGAAGTTATCTAGTCCGAAACCCCCTAGGGTATCATTTCCGGCTGACTCAAAATTTGTTGGTAATGAATCATTTTGTCTTTGTGATATTAACTCAGATTGTTGAGTTGCTTGTATTTTAGTTCTTTCGTCTTTTCTGTCTTCTATTTCTTTCTCCTTAGACCCTTCGGCATTGGCTTTTATCTGAGCTAGTTGCATACTGTAATTAAACTCTTCAGCCATTAATTGTTTCTTTATTTCAGCTTCCATTTGAAGTCTTTGTATAACAAACTGTGACTTTCCTTGTTCAAACTGCAAATTACTTTCTGTTAAAGCCTGTTGCTTTTGAACTTCTGACATAGCTGCTTGCTCAGCTGCTTGAGCATTTGCTTGCGCTTGGGCTTGTATGTTTTCTTGTTGAAATTTTCTAGCTTCTTCTGCTTTTGCTTTCCTTTTTATTTTAAGCATTTGATTAGCTAATTTAAAATTAGATATTTCTCTAATATCTATAGCGTCTTCTAAATCAATACCCCCATTTTGTAAAGCTATCTGTATGTTTTGCTCTAACGCTTGTTTATCTTCTTCATCCGGTTCTAAATCTAAAAATATACCAAACTCATGCATGTTCAATGATTCAATTTGTTCTAAAGTATCTACATTAAAAGAGCTTATAGAATTCATTAAAGCATTTTTAGTTAAAGGAAAAGCTATCATATCCGCAGCTCTTAAGCTAATATTTTCAGCAGATTTAACGGTTATATACATTAACGATTGCAAAATATGTTTAGTTGCAGTGTTTGACGCAGCTGCAGCTAATTTTTGTAAACCAACTAAAGAGTCTTTCGCTGGTTGGCTACCATCTCTAGCTTCATTTAAACCAGTTACATCTCTAATCATTTGTAGATAGTATTGGTAAGTTTGTATTAAAGCCTGTATTTTGTTAATACCAGAAGAACTTTGTAACTCTTGAATTGGTATCTTGGCTCTATTTGGATCACCGTCTTGAGTTAAAGATCTACCAACTATACTACCTGTTTGGAAGTACATGTTTAAAGCTTCTTGAGCGTTATAATTTGTACCGTTACCTAGATCAACTTCTGCTAAACCATCTACATCCACAAACACTCCATCAGGAACTAACTTTTGCAGCACTTGCTGTATCTTAAGATGCGTTATTTGAATCATATCAGCAAAACTTAAACACTTGCTAACTATAGATTCTATACGGCCTTGGTACATTCTAGGTGCAGATATACTATAATTCATAGCAACCTTTGTTTGGTCGCTGTATGGTCTTGTCATGTTTTCAGCAAGCTCCCATTTAAGCATTTGCTCGTGCCCTAGTATCTTAGCTCCGCTATATAAAACCTCTATTGATCTACTTACTGTATTAAAGTTGTCGTTTTCTGGCGGATTATAAGTATCTGGTTTTTGAAGAGACTTTTCTAAACCCTGATCTGTTTGCTTAATCTTCCAAACTTGATCTGAGTACGTTTTGTATTCAAAATAAAGAACTTGAACATTGTTATTGTCATTATCTTGACCTCTAGGTGTTCTAGTATAATTTATATCTCCAGGGTATTTTTGTATTTTTTCTAATTCACTGTCAGTTAAATCAGGAAATTCTTTCTTTAACTCTTGTAAACTTATGCTTTTAACTTCACCTACATAATATATGTCCTCAAAATTAGGATCTTCTGTATAAGAATATATAATATCAACTGGATCTACGTAGTCTACAGTAATTCCATTAGCTAAATTAAAACCAGTTTTACTACAAGCAATACCTAAAACTGTTAAATCGTAGGCTAGTCTTTTTTTAGTTTGTTCGTATTTATTGAAACTAAAAACGTTTTCAATTAATTCTTCTTCAGCTATTTCTATAGCTTGCTTGTATTTAAGCTGCATGTGAAGATCCAGTTCCTCTTTGTCTCTAGGCAGTTCTTCTACAGGTATGCTGGTTCTTTTTAAATCTATACCGGTTTTCTG